TGTAACTTTTCATCTTCTTTTTTCTTTTTAAGTTCATCGTAATTATCAGGCTTGGTAATGCCATAAGTATCATAGAAATAATCATCACTAACTGGAAGCCCTACAGCACTTATAACAGTAGCATCAATTACACTTTTTTGTGTAAGAGCAGTTAAATCAATTTCTTTTTCAAACTTGAACTTTCCTCCATCTACAGGGAAACCATATGATTTTAAAATAGCTAAACACTTGGGTGTGTTTAAATGGTTGAGCAAATAAATCATATCACTTTTAGTGATTTCATTTTGCTGTTTGCCATGCTCCTTTGCTTTGGCATTACTTCCACCATTGCTATTGCCAGTTGTTTCAGTATTGCCCAAAATAGCAATGTCCATTTCATTGTTGCAGCTTTCAATAAATTGCTTTTGCAGGTCACCATTGGCATTGCTGCTTTTACCATCCATTATTTCAAAATTGGCTTGGTTGGGTATTACCAATGCCAAACTACTTCCTGCATTATTCGCAGCTTCAGCCAATTGCGTTTTTGTGGTAATGTCGTTGGCATCATATTTAAAAACTCGAATCGGCTGTCCAAATATCTCTAAGTATTGTGCATAGTCACCAAAGCCACCTTTTTTGTATAAAGCATAAACAGAGCAGTGCAACAACAGGCCATAATCACGTTTCTTGCCTATTACCCAAACATTGCTCAGGTCTTTATATGGCGTTCCTTCGTAGCTGCTTTGGTCTTGTGCTATAACCCCATTTTCAGGTTTGATGTGTTTACGTGGTATTTCTTCAAATTCAATTTCTGCACCTGGTATAAATTCCATTCCACTAATACCATGAAATATGGTTTGCAGTATCGTTTTTTTAAGTTCACGAAAACACATACTACCTAACAATGGTTCAATTTCTTCTACCTCTTTATCATCTTTGTAAAAACACAACTGCTTATTTAAAACAGCATCAATTCTTTTGTTCATGATACCTGTTAAATGGCCATCCAATTTAACATCTTCATACAGGTCGTATAACCTTGTTCGGTTTGGATAATAAATACTTTCTGCATTACGCAATGCACTTCTAAAATAAGCTATATCCTTCATGGTTCTATCCACACTTACCATGTGAATATCATGCATTATAAGGCTTACATTTTCCTTTCCTTTTTCCTTTTTAATTGGTTGTTCCATTAGTAGTGGTTATTGCGTTTATTGTTGCTGAAGCTGGCTATGTGGCCACTTACATCAAATTTGTTTTCAGGATTGTTGTAGCGTTTTGGCCAAGGAGGGTCAACAGTCCCTTTCATTACTTCTTTCAATGTTTTAATTGCGTCGGTGTACACCGTTCTAAAAAATTCAATATTTACATTTGGGTTACCCAGCTTTAATAATTGCCAACAGGCAATATCACATGCCAATGATTTAATAAATTCATCTTTAAATGTTGGTTCAGTTCCATTGTTTTCTGTACCTTCTTCACCAACAGTAGCTTCGCCTGTAGGCATTATGCCAAACATTGCTACAACATCAAATCTGTTCAGGTAAAGCTTCATTTCATTGATAGCAGCTATTATTGCTGTTGTAACAAGGTTATCGTCACCACGTGTAATTTCATTAATTACTTCTATTTGTATGGATGACTTTAAATCATCTTTTGTTAAAAAAGGCATATTAATAACGTTTTGTGTTTACTGGCCTAGGTATTATTTGAATGCCACCAACTGCAACTGTTGCCAGTTTGTTTTGAATAATTTTCACACCACCTTGTAAGGCATCTGGGCCATCTAATAATTTGCTGGAAGCTTTGGCTGTAAGAAGTTGTTTTACGAGCCTTTGCATGTGTGGACAATCCTTTTCATTTTCGTTAAAAACTAAATGGCCAAGCCTGTTCAATGGCTCTAATGTTCCTTCAATTCTTGTCCACTTTTCAGGTTTTTTTGTTTCATCAGGCGTTATCATCAAATGCCCTTTAGGATGCGTTTTGCCAATGGTAAATATTTGTGGCAAATAAACCTGTTCATAAAATGGGTCTTGAAGACTGTTGTTTTCGATGAATATATAATGCTGTAAAGCTTTACTGCAATTATCCCTTGAAAGAAAAAGCCAATCAATAAAAGTGCTTGTAGTTGCATGATTGCACTTTGCTTTGTACACATAATAAGTTCCATCTAAAAAGCCAATGTCTAATAATGTTTTACAACTATTATTTGCTTTGCTTTTTGCCGTTGGCTTATCCTTATTGCTAGGTGCAGGGTCAGCGTATGATACAACAAATGCAAGCTTTTGCATTGGTGGACATTTGCCATACTTTATTTCAGGAAAGGTTTTTCCGCTAGACATTGGGTTATTATAATATTCACCTTGAAAGCTTTCGTAACTCATTTTTGCTTCCATATCATCAATATCCTGTTCGCTATTTTTTTCAGGCCAAACGGATTTTCCATTTTCATCACGTATGTTTATTAACTCAACATCATTTGCAAATTCTGCTGCACGTATAGCCATGCTATCTTCTGCTATAATATTGTTGTCAAATGCAATTAAATAATCAGCACTAATATCAACAGTTGGGATAACAGATTTTTCAACCCATTCCCAGTGTTGGTTTAGCCTGTCAGTATTCCTGCACACTTCGTCATCATCGGCATCGTCAAAAACAATATCAGTAATACGCATTTCGTCAAGCTTTGCACCCCTTGGGTTTTGCCCCATTCCAACAGCACGAAAAGAACATTTGTCCCTTGTAATAAATTCTTCTTCAGCCCATTTACTTCCAACCTGTTTTCCATAATCATTTATCAACCGTTGATTGGCTTCAAAGTTTCCACGATATGGTGCAAGCAGCCTGATTGCATTGCCTTCATTCTTACTTATTAAAAGCATATTCATCTTACGTTTCAGAACAAATTTTTTGTAAAACTGTTCCATCATTCTACGTGTGCTTTTGCTCAAACCCCTAGCCCATGCACGGCGTTGGTATAAACGGCTTGTGTAAAAAACTTTTAAACTGCTTTTGATATGAAATGGTGCTGGCTTGCAAAAACAAAACTTCGGAAAATAGTAAGCAATCCATTTTTCTTCATTGCCTTTTTTTTCCAGCATTTTAATACGCTTGGCTTTTTCTTCAGGTGTTTCATTAACATCAATAGTAGTGGCATTGCTTATGGATAATAAAAATTCTTCCCACTCTTGTAAGGCTTCCTTTTCGGACTTATTACTCAATACCATTTTTACTGTAGCCATTACTTCTTAATGCTTTGTTGAATAAATCCATTCCATAAATCAGAAAACTCCATTACCTGTTGTAATGTGCCAACCTGCTGTAAATACTTTATGAATCTTATACCACTCTCTACTAAGTCAGCAATTGCTAATTCAGTTTCAAGGTTTCGTATGGATGCAGTAATTTTTAATTTGGCATCAGCCATCTTGCTGTCACTATATCTTTCACCAGCGTCTTTATTCTTTATGTATTCCTGCATTTCCTGCATTTCTTCATAAAGCCCATTTAGTATTTCTTCTTTCCCTACAAGCAATCGGTTACGTAAACTTTTCCAATTAAAAACGGTTACCCATTTGCTAATTGTTTGTTCACTTACGCCTACTTTTTTGGCAATAATTTTTTGCTCTAGCTTTTCCTTTGTGTAAAGGATTTTAGCCATATACTGCTTGTCGCTTATACTAAGTTTTACATCTGCCATAACTCAACAAAGTTGAGTTTATAAACTCCTTTTTTGCAACTAAAAAAAGTATCATACCGCAATTTGTACAGTAGTGTTCCGCAGTGGGTAAAGTGTGATAAAAAGCCCATTTTGAAAGGGTTTCAGAGCATTGCAATTTTACATCCTCAACACAACGAAAGCATAAAATGGCTGACAAGTTTAAAAAGATTGACAAAGATTTTTTGCTATCGGATAGTTCTTTAAATAGCTATAAATACAGGTTGCTTACCAGTGGTTATTTGCTGGCCGAGTTCATGAAAAACCCTATAGGTTATTACATGCATGGCACAGATGAACACCCACGTGAACAAGGTGTATTGGTTAAAT